ATGTCGCAAAAAGTAAACAGCACCAAGGCAGAACCAAAAACAGCCCGCGAAGTTGCTGCATCTGTTTTGCTGTGGGCTAAAAAACATAATCTTTTTGGCAAAGTTCCTCTTGAAGACGCTGTCGAGGGAGGCAAGGTCACGTTTTCAGACGATGCAAAACTCTTTCTCTCTCAAAATGTGCAAACTATCCTGCGCCAAAAAGCTATTAATTTAGTTACATTTAATGAAAAAGAAAAGAAAGTTACTATTTTCATTAATGGAAAGTTAAATAAAACTGAAGAAAAAGAACTGCCATTATCCATCTCTGGATATAATATAGAATATATTCAAGGCGGCATCGCTCAAGTGCGAGGGAATCCCCCTGAAGTAGAAGCGGCTACACCGCACAAAATATATAAAAACCGATATGCATGTGGGTCTTCTATTTTTCCTGCTAAATGTATTGGGGCAGGTACTTTGGGACTAATCGTTTCAGATGATAACGGTAAACTGTATGGGATGACCAACAATCATGTAGCTGGAGCTTGCAACCACGCTATGCCAGGCCTTCCTATTCTTGCTCCTGGTCCATTAGATGCCACTGAAGATAGTTGTGACCCCTTCACCATAGGACGGCACACTAAGCTTCTTCCAATTAATGATGGTATTCCTGAAAACATTGAAGTTTCTATAAACTGTGATGTTAGTATATTTGAACTCGTAGATGATGATAAAGTATCGTCTATGCAGGGATCATTTTATGATACGCCAGCAACTGCAGAGGAACCAGAGCCCGGCACGGTCGTTGAAAAGGTCGGAAGAACAACGGGTCGTACAAAAGGCACTATAGTAGGGCAGACAGCAGTGCCTCTCCCGGTTGCCTATCAAATCGCTGAGTATGACATTAAAAAGACAGTTTTTTTTGATAAAGTCTATGTCGTACAAGGTTGGGATGGTCTTCCATTTTCTAAAGGCGGCGATTCAGGATCTTTGGTCGTCACTGAAAAATCTGATGGTAGCAAGGTCGCAGTCGGATTAGTCTTTGCGGGAAATGAGCACAGAGGATTGTCGTATATCTTGCCTCTTCCTGATGTTCTGAAGAAGTTATCTGTCGGCATAGTATCGGGTCACAATGTGTAAAAATAACGAATCTGCCCTGAAAGCAGCAAGAGAGTTAGCAAATATACTTTCCCTACCAAGTAACAAGGGAAGTATATTTGCGTGGATTGAAAATGGTGATCATTGTATTATGATTGCTGCCGACAAAAACTGGATTACTGTGCACAAAAATGTTCCTGAATTTTATCATGGCTTCAAAGTGATCATTAGTGATCCCTTAAATGGTGTTGCTTACCATTAATTTACCAGCCCTAGGTTCCTCTGTTTTTCTCGTATTTTTTCATGGCCTGCTGAGCCAAGGTTTTCTGCCTGGCTGACTGGGTGTAGCGCATGGTTTCCGACAAGGTTTTGTGGCCGAGAATGGCGGCGATCTGATGCGGAGTGCATCCTGCCTCAGCCAGTCGGCGTCCGGCCGCTTTACGCAAGCCGTGGGGTGAGCAGCGCATCGGCAGGCGTGCCAGCGCGCACCAGTCCTTAAAGACGTTATAGAATCCATTGGCCGTGTAAGGCTTGCCGTCGCTAGTGCGGCTCAGATACGTCTGGCCTTTGCCGTACCAGAGCTGCAGTTCCTTATGCAGTTCCGTATGGATCGGAATCCAGAGGCATTCATTCGTCTTTTCCTGCCGGACGTAGATCATGCCCTCATGCACATCAAACGGCCCCATGCGGACCACATCGCTGCGCCGCTGGCCGGTATAGAGCATCAGGCTCAATGCGAGCCTCTGCGGTGTGCCTGGAGGCCATTGCGCCAGATACTGGTCTATCTCAGGGTCAGTCCACGGGTGGATTCCCTCGCTCTTGCGCCGCTTGATTTTGATGGATGCTACCGGATTATCCTGCCGCCAGCCCTTGTCTATGGCGTAGTCCATCAGCTGGCTCAGCAAGCGGCGGATGCGGGATCTGGTTGTGGGGGCATCGCCCAGGGCAGCAATGACCACCCGCACATGCTCCGGCTGCATATCGGCAAACGGCCCCTGCCCTATCTGGTCGGCACGTATCCTGTTGAGCAGCCTGTTATAGACGGCCTTTGTGCTGTCTTTCAGCGCAAGGTAATCGCCAGACATCTGCCAGGACACGATCAGGGCCTCAAGAGTCCCAGCCTTGATATTGCTCTTGCCAATGTTTGACGGTGCTGGCGGTTCGGCTGTCCTGGCTAAGGTCGTCTTTTTCAGTGCCTCGCCGTATGCCACCATAAATTCTGGATCTGATGCATCTGGCAATGGGATAGCCTCAAAGCCAGCGCGCCTCAGATAATATCGTGTCTTCCCGCGGTTATCCCGATAGATTTTGAGATACTTGAGCTTGACGGTCTGCAAGGATTTTATCCCAAGGGTTAGCGGGCGCAGCTGTAATTGCGCGGCCGGAGCACTGGCTCAAATAATTATCAAGATCGCTGACCAGCCAGACCTTCCGGCCCGTCGTTACGGAAAATGCAGGAAGTCGGGTTTGTGCAAGATTGCGCAGGGCAGAAACCGAAATGCCCAGATATTCAGCTGCATCCCGCGCCCGCAGCACTTTGCGGGTTATCGGCGCTAAGGTCTGCATTATGCCGCTACCTTCTCCTCTGCCGGCTCAAGCGTCCGGACGTCATTGGTCCAGCCTTCAATGCACTTCTGGCCGGCGTCCATCACGGTTTCACAATCGTGGAAAACTATCAGCCAGTCTCGGTTATCTGTAACCGTCGCATGGAATAATCCGCCACCAATGGGCCACAGATCAAACATCCATCCCGTGAGGCCGCGTGTGCTGGGTCCGGTGATGTGGCGCTTGCCCTCGCGTTGCTCGCTCTGGCATTTTCCAAAATCAACAAAATTGCCGTGCTCGTCGGTAAGGATAGCCAGATACCCGCCGCTGTGCTGCGGCTTTAGTGTAATTTTGTGTTTGGGCATGTCAGCACCATATGGTTCTTTTCGGCCTGTTCAATCAGAGCGTCCAGCTCCGTCACGGTAGGCGGCGTTGGGTTATTTACCCGCAAGCGCCGTATGCTTTCCCCAATCATTGCCTGACAGCGGAGCGCAAGATAATTCCTGTAATCATCTGGATATTCCATTATCAAGCCGAGAACTGCTTCCAATGAACTGACCAGAAGCTCCTCACGGCGGCCAGATATTTCCGTATCATTATCAATCAATCCATTTTCAGGATTAAGTTTGATAATAGAGAGGATAATACTGATTTCATGGCCCGGCGTAGCGTCCTGGATGCGCTTGATGCCTGCGTGATAATATTCCTCAAGTGTTTTGAGGGATTTTTCTTTCTCATTCATGGCTTAAGCCCTGTCTCAATGCAGATAGCTCTTGCCCCACCTACGCTGGTTACCCACCCGGCATCATCCAGTTTGGATATAGCGGCCTGACAGGTCTGCATGTTTGCCATGGGGATGGCGACTGATGCCTGATAAAGCCGTGATGACCACAGCAGCAGGAAAACGGTTGCAATCACGCTGCGCGCTCCGTCATGCCCCAGGCGCGGGCAATGTCCAGAACCCCGCTACGCCGGATCTGGTGCGTTGTCCGCATGGCGGCATCTGCGGTGCGCTCTTCGGCGTGCATGGCGCGCCCCATTGCGCCAATATGGCTGAGCATCGCCTGCCGGGTTTCCGCATCATGCACGGAATTATGGACGCACTGCTCCAATGCAGCCCGGTGCTGCTCAAACTGATTTACGTTTTGCATCTGGTTTCTGCCTTGGCTTTATTGTGCTGTTACTGGAATAGATGTGTCATGCGGGATGGGCTGCTCAATCACCCATCCTTTGCCTGGCATCAGGGTGCAGATCTCCCCATCGCTACACAGTGCATGGATGCAGTAATCCATTGTGTCTGTGTCGTAGTGCGATGATATCTGCACGACCTTTCTTGGTCGTCTACGGAATTTTTCCGGGTTCAACTCCCTGCATTTCCGGCTGATCTGCTTGTGGACAAGCTTTGTCCAGACATCCCGTGGCTCTCCATCCGTAACGGGCTGCAGGCCCTTGAGGGCCATAAAGATTTCGTCAAAGCAGGTTTTTGCCAGAGATGCAGGGTCAACCCCTTCTGGTGCATCCCGTCGGGCATGATCCATCCAGTCGCAGGCGGTATCTAGCGTTGGCACCCATGCGCTGGGGCTGCTGGGAATCAGGATGAACAGGATATAGCGGTAAAGATCAGCATCCTGCCGGGCGGCCAGCTCACTGGGGGCTGCCTCGGTGGTCTGCTGTGGTATCTGTGTCTGCATATTCTCCTCCATCGCGTCGGTGGCGATAAGAGGATACTAGGCATTGCCTATCGATTGGTCAATAGGCAATGCCTATCGTTTTATTGTTGTGCGCTTACATTGCCATCAAACATGGTAGGCAGAGCGTGTTTGACCGTTGTATCTTTGGCCAGAGGCAAGGTGATATTGACTGTTCCGTCATATTTATTGTCAGCGCCTGAGGCACTATCAATCGCAACGCCGATCAGGCCGCCTGCTGCGATATTGCCAAAAGATGCGCCCGCAACCCCAGAATGATTTTTGTAGGTTGCAACATCATAACCATCTTTCACGCATTCAATCCAGATATCGCGCTTTGTTTTCTTAACTAAAACGCTTCCTGGTGTTTGCTCGACTGTGCCAATTCTTTCATTTTTTCGATACAAGCCACATGTTGCTCCTTGTGGATTTGTATTGACTGTTATTTGCTGACTTGTCCCATCAATAATAGATGCGCAGCCTACTGTTGAGCACAGCAATGAAAGAAGAAGTATAGGTCTAATTTTAATCACGAATAAATTCCAAATAAATATACACTTAATGATCTAAGTGCATATTTGTATTACGTGGAATTATATAATTATTCCATATCTACAATCAGACGACATGAAAATCTATCTGAGAAACCCACTCAATTTCTGGATCATAGATTGGCGGCACCATTGGATTTACTGATGCCAAGACAAATGATGAAGGAGACGGACCAGGAGCCACTGTTTTAAGGACCATTTGCCCATCTGCTAACTTGGCGACGACATCCTTGCCAATCATTTTCAGGGAGAGCGATTCTCTTCCTGGGAAATGGATCCCTACTACCTCACCGGGTTTGTAGCGTGGCACCATAGATTCCCCTTGAACCCGAAGAACAATGCCATTGTAGCCTGCAAACGGAAGCTCAACATCTCCGTCTTGGTCGATGTCTCCGTCTTGGAATATGACCACACGGTCTGCACCGGCAACGAACCCAGCCACTGGTAGTTTCGTAACTGATTTATCATGATTTTTTGCTGCCTTCAGGGCCTCTTGTGGAGAGCCAAGATCCCGGCCGCAAAGATCTTCCAGGGAAACATTATAAAGCGCAGCAATAGCCGGGAGGCGGTCAAGCATAGGCTTGGATCTTCCAATCTCCCATTGAGCGACCGACGCAGCGGCAATGCCCAGCGCACGCCCAACCTTGGCTTGAGACAAGCGTGTAGCAGCACGGAATTTCTTTAGTCGGGCGGGCCAGTCATCCATTTCCTCATAATTCATTAGGCAAAGCCTACTGTCACCTAGCATTTGCCTATTGCTTTTTCGATAGGCATTGCCTAGTGTCCATCTCTATGGAACAGGCCGATATCAAACAGATCATAAGGATGGCTGGGGGTGCGACAGCATTGGCCAAGCGGCTGGGGATCAAGTCCCCGTCTGTGCACTCCTGGCAGAAAGTGCCTCCCGCCCGTGTTTTGGCTGTGGCCGAGATCACGGGGATACCTGCGTGGGAAATCCGGTCTGATTTGTACCCAACACCGGCTGAGTACGCATCTTGTGTCATCACGAATGGATCTGAGGCATGAAAACTCATAACGCCACCAGTACGCCTGCGGCCCCAGCCTGTCAGCCGGATGCTGTCCGTATAGAAGAAGCGCGCATGGAAGCGGTCAACATCCTGCTTGGCTTATCCAGTGATGATGCCAGGGATGAGGGAAGCATTTTTTCCAGAGCAGCAGATAAACTCTCATTCTGGCTTGCGGGCCGGGCATTGCGGGCAGAGTTTAAGCGGCGGCTCTGGGCTGCCCTTTCTGCTAGTTATGGGTGCGATATATCGGATATTGATCTGATTATTGCCCGAGCGGGAATGCTCGAGCAATACATCGTAACAGGGTCAGTCAGCGCGTTATCGCAGTTCTGCAGAACTGACGAAGTTCAGCAATCACTTTCTGGCTCTCTTTCAAAATCTCCTGAGAAACCTGCAACTGCTTCTGCAGAAGGTCTGACTGTATTTGCGCGTGATGAAGAAGAAGCTTCATTTCATCCTGAGATTGGGCATTTTCAGACAATGGAATCGTCCTTGTTGGAGGTTGTGGAAGGCACAACAATGGACGTAGCGGGCGGTGGTAGCAATGCCACTGCCTGCACCTCTCGCCCTCCCAACACAGATGGAGCGGCATAATGTCTGTTCCAGCCATCAAAACAGCCACAAAAAAGGCCATTCAACACATTGGCGGGATAGATGCCGCCGCCACGATCTGCCGTGTCGGCCGCTCCCAGTTGAGCGACTACGGCAACCGCGATAGCGCGCAGGTTGTGCCGGTGGATGTGGCCGTAGATCTGGATTCTTGCGCGCAGGAACCGCTCATTCTGGCCGCCATGGCTTATGCAGAAGGCTTCCGGCTGGTGCCGGTCAAGTTTTCCGGATCAGGCCACATCCCTAAAGAACTCGCTAAATTCTCACGCTTTTCCAGTGATGTTTTGCAGGAAGGAATTGAGAGTCTGGAAGATGGCCGCGTGGATGTCGCAGAGGCACGCGCAATTCTGGAGCACGTTCAGCCATCCCGCATGGCAATGGACCGGCTGGAGCACGCGCTCCACAAAATCATTGCCGAGGGCAAGCCGCATATCGTCGGCAGCGGTCAATCAGGTGCCGCCTGATGGCGCGGCCTGCAATCGAATGGGATCACGCAATGGACGCCACTCTGAGGCGCTTTGACCGCTCCGGTCTCAGCATCAAGCGGCAGGCCCGCAGGCTCGGCCTGTCCGAGCGCTCTATCTATTCCCGCCGCAAGCAGCTCCAGCTTGGCGCAGACAAAAGCAAGAAAAAATGAATAACTTTTCCAAACCGCGCCTTGCGGTATCCGTGCGGAGCTTTGGCCAGCCGGCGCTGCCCGGTCGGCATATCATCGCCTCGCGCCCCCGGAATGAGCGCGCTCTGCGTGAGTCTGCTGCAATTCACCCCAATCAGACCGAACAGATCCGCGTCTCCAGCGGCATGTCTCTGGTCTGGCGGTGCAAGCGGGGCTGATGAAAATGTCTGAAAAACTGATTGACTGCACAAAGTTCTGCGGGATTATGAACCGCGCCATTCGAATTGCCGGTGGTGCGGCCGCGTTCGCCCGTCTGCACGATATTCCTGTGCAGGCTGTTCGGGACACGCAAAATCTGCGTGCATACAGCCCGGATATAGTAGCTGCTCTCGGTCTGGTTATGGTCATGCGTTACCCGCTTGCAAGTGACCCATCCCGGCTTGCCACGCCTCAGAATGTGCAAGAAAAACTGAATAGTTTTATCAGAGAGCAGAAAACCCAGCGTATTGCAGCGCAGGTTTTCGGCATCCATGAATCCCACCTCAGCAATATTCAGAACGGCCTGCGCGGGTTCAGTCCTGTGCTGTCCATTCTCGGTTTTGGGCTGCCTGTGCGGTGGTTTTACTTGAAAAAGGTAGAAGCCAATGGCTGATGGTGGAATGTTTGGCGACGCGCTGCGTCAGCCACCAGCCAATGTGGATGCAGAGCAGTATCTGCTTGGCTCAATTCTGGTCAATAACAAGGCCTATCATGCAGTCGATGAGATTGTAGAGCCAGAGCACTTCTATAACGGCCTCTATGGCCGGATTTTCGCTATCTGCCGCAATGTTATCAATGCAGGTTCAGAAGCTAATCTTGCCACCGTCATGCCGCACCTGCTCGGTGATCCGCTTTTAGGTCGACAAGCCGCGCCGCAGGTTCTGGCATCCCTTCTCACGTCAAATATGGGCGTGCCGGCTGCGCCATCTTATGCCCGCTCCATTCGAGACGCATGGGTGCGCCGGTGCCTCTATAAAGCCTGTTCTGAGGTGCTGGACCGGTGCTGTCGTCCAGGGGATGAGAAAGCGCCGGATATTGTGGATGCGCTGGAAAATAGCCTGCTGGAACTGGCGCGCGGCACGGATGAAGCCCAGCCGACCACAAGCCTGATGGACTCAATGCAGCAGGCGCGTGAAGCCGCCATAACAGCCGCCAAGCGTGGCAGCGGCTTGGCAGGTGCATCATGGGGCTATCGCGCTCTGGACCGCATGACAGGCGGCCTGATGCCGTCCAGCATGTATCTGCTCGGTGCGCGCCCTGCTATGGGCAAAACATCACTCGGCCTTGGCATTGCTGTCCGTTCTGCCGCCGCTGGCAGTAGCGTTCTGTTCTGGTCTGGTGAGATGACTGCGCCGCAGCTCGGTGCACGTGCCGGTGCTGCATGGGCAAACCTGTCCACACAGGCTGTGTTTACGGGCCGCCGGTATGATGTGCCGGAAGAGGCAGACGGCACGCGTGAGGTGCTGTCAGACTGGCAATGGCGGGATCTGGCAGGGGGTGAGCGCGCTGCTGCTGATCTGTCTCTGGAAATCGACACGCAATCCCGCATCACCGTGGCAAAGCTGCGCTCCCATGCGCGCCGCATGAAGCGCTCTCGCAAAGGGCTTGATCTTATCGTGCTGGATTACGTTGGTCTCATGTCCGCAGGCTCAACATATGAAGATCAGCGCAGCTATGAACGCATCACCAAAATCTCAGGCCAGCTCAAGCAGCTGGCGACGGAATTGCAGGTGCCCATGGTTGTCCTGGCGCAGCTTAACCGCGAGACAGAGCGGCGCGAAGATAAGCGGCCCATGATGTCGGATCTGCGCGATGCTGGCGCGCTGGAGCAAGATGCGGACGTCATCCTGTTGCTGCACCGGGAGCATTACTATCTCAAGAAGCAGGCGGATGCAGGTCTGACGCGCAAAGACCGTGAAAGCACTGAGGACTTTGCCAACCGGCAGAGTGAGCTTGTGCAGCGTGTGCAGGCTGCTGAGGGTAAAGCTGACGTGCTGATCCCCAAAAACCGGCAAGGGCCAGAAGGCACCTGCCGCCTGCAATTTACAAACTACACCACATGGTTTCGGGATGTGGATGAGGATGCGCTCAGCCCTGCATGGGTTGTGGCAGAAGGGGACGGATAATGGCAGCACCCCGGCAGAGGTTTGGCAAGCATGCGCGCTCAGTGATGGCAGACCGTCGCTGGGTGCTTTTGCCGTTGGCAGCACGCGCTGCATGGCTCCAGCTGACTGACATTGGCGATGTCATGCCGGAACTGCGGCACCCGCGCTCTGGCGGCGCTGTAACCATTACGGAACTAAGCCGCTTGCTGGCGGCAGACCCCAAAGAACTAACGGCGGCACTGGAGCATCTGGTGCGTCGGGACATTATGGAGCCGCTGGACAGTGGCTACCGGCTAAAGGCGTTTTGAGCATGGCACGCAAGAGCATCGAAAAAGCAATTTTGGACGCGGTGAGTGATATCCGTCTGCAGGCGCTCGGGTTTGAGGCTATTGGCATCTGGGTTTTTCTGATGAACCTGATCCGTGAAATCGGCACGGATGGTTCTGTCACGTTCGGTTTTGGCCGTGCGCCGTCTCTGGCGGATGTGGCGCGCATTCGGTTCGGCATGACGGAAACCGAATTAAAAACCCATTTGGAAACCCATTGCGTAACCCAGTTGCTTGCATGGGATGACGCCACGCAAACGCTCTCATATGGGCCAGATCAGCAGCCCAGCCGCCGCACAATCGCCAACCGCCTCAACGGCGCAAAGGGCGGCAGACCGCCAAAAAACCACGTTACCGAGCGCACAGACCCAGCGCAGCGCAATCTGCCGCCAATGGCTATCAAGGGAGGGAAATCAGTGACCGAAAGCAAAACCCACGCGCCTATAGCTAAAGCTAAAGCTAATAACGATAGTTATCTTAAAGCTAAGCTAGTTGAGCCCTCTGCTTCTGAGATTGATGCGGTGTTTAATCGCATCGGCCCCAAAGCATTTGATGCTGCCGGGTTTGATCCGGCCCGTGACCTGCAAAACTGGTCAGCAGCACGCCAGTGGGCTGCGGATGGTCTGCGCAAGGGCATGACGCCGGATGAGATTGAGCGCGTTGTGGTGGCTGAGGTCTCCCGCATTGCTGAGCGGCAGCGGAACAAGGGCAAACCTGCTCCGCACATGGGCTATTTTGGCAAGGCGGTCTGTGCAGCCATTGCCGCTGGCGTGATCCCCGAAGAGCCCAAAACATTCGCTCAGCAGGTGGCAGAGCGCGACTGGGAAGAGGCGATGCGTGAATGGGTCCGTGCCGGTGGTGCTGGTCCGCAGCCTGTCCTGGCTGATTACGCCGCCAAGGCAGCAGCATGAAGCCGCGTCCGGAAACTGCTGCTGAGATCGTGGCAGATGCTGAGGCGCGTCTGTTTGAGGCCGGTATCACGCTGGCATCCCTGCCCGCTCGTGGCCTGACGCCGTCAACCCGTGTCTCTGCCTGGCGTGATACGCTGATGGATCTGGATGACCTGCTCTCCATCACGGGTGATGAAATCGTCCGGCCTCCCATTCCATCCGCTGCCAAGATCAGCCGGATGGATGAGGCGCTGAACTGGGTAGCTGGCATCCCTGCTGAGAATCACCGTCGCGTCGTGCTGCTCTGGATGATGATAAACCCCATATCGCGCCGTCACCGCTACAGCTGGCGGCAGATTGGCGATCAGATGAGGATAAGCCACCATACGGCAAAGGGCTGGTTTTCTGCGGGTCTCAGCGATATTACGAAAAAAAATTACGCCTGACTGCATTTTTTACTTCCCAAACTTCCCAAAATGCAGTGTTTTGAGCGTCATGATTAGGGGTCGTGCAGCCTACGGGGTGCGCGGCCTTTTTTATTGCCCTGTCCGGAGCCTGAGAATGCCCAAGCGTAGCCCTATGCATCGCCCGCGAGGGTGGAAGCCTGAGGCGCAACGGCGGAAGGAATTTGACCAGCAACGCGGCACATCCCGCCAGCGTGGTTACGATGCTGACTGGGAACGGGTCCGTGCCATGCATCTGGCCCTCCACCCTCGGTGCTGCGTGCCGGGATGCCGCACTCCCACCGACCGGCTCAACGTCGATCACATCGAAAGCGTGCGAAAAAACCCCGAAAAACGGCTGAATTTGGCCAATTTGCGGACACTTTGTCAGTCTCATCACTCGTCCAGGACGAGCCGGGACCATTCCTGGAACGGCTGAAATTGCACTCGGGCGCTGCTGGAAAATGGCGGAAAACTGCCACTTTTTCGGTATTTTGACCCCGTTTGGCCTCGGGAGGGGTGGGGGGTATCAAATCTCTAGGGATTTTGAGCACCCGGACCGCGCCATGGGCAAATTTTCATACCCGCGAAATTGAAGGAAAAAGTCACAGGGAGGTCAGATCGTTACCCTCCTGCGGACACGCATGAGGATCTCAACATGAAGGGGCGAAAACCCAAACCAACTCACTTGCAGGTTGTCGGGGGCAACCCCGGAAAGCGGGTCATCCGCGAAGATGGTCTCCGGCTCCCATCGGAATATGCCCCGCCGCCAGATCATCTGGACAGCTACGCAGTTGAGGCGTGGGAAAAATTGGTGCCGGAGCTGGTCAAGCTCCAGATGTTTACCGTGCTGGATCATCATGCCGTGGAGCAATACTGCCAGACGTATGCCCGCTGGCGGCGCGCAGAGGATGCTCTGAAGGAAGAGGGCAAAGACACATACGAAACGCACGGCAAGCAGGGCACCATGCGGCGTGCGCTGCCTGAGGTTGCGATTGTCGCTGAGACGATCCGGCTTATGCGCTCTGTTGGCTCTGAGTTCGGCCTCTCCCCTGTTGCGCGCCTGCGCTTAGGCAACGTGGGGCAAGGGGATCTGTTCAACGCATTCCAGAAATTCGACAAGCAAGGATAGCCCTTCTCATGGCCAAACACCCCTACGTGCTGCAGGCGCAGCGATACGTTAAGGGTGTGGTCTCTGGTAAGGTCATGGCCTGTCAGTGGGTCGTGGCGGCCTGTGTCCGGCATTTGCAGGATCTGGAGCGGTCCAAGAAAAAAGACTTCCCCTACAAATTTGTTAAGCCGACGGCTGAGCGCGTTTGCGAGTTTCTTGAACTCATGCCCCACATCAAGGGGCCGAAAGCGCGCAACGGTGAGCTGATCGAACTTGAAGACTGGCAGTGTTTTATCCTGGTCGTGGTTTTCGGGTGGGTCCATAAAAAGACAGGATTCCGGCGTTTCCGGCGCGTCTACATTGAGGTGCCGCGTGGTAACGCCAAAAGCACGCTGTCGTCTGGTGTCGCGCTCTACATGCTCACGGCAGACGATGAGGCTGGTCCTGAGGTCTATTCAGCAGCCACAACCCGTGACCAGGCGAAGATTGTTTTTGGCGATGCGCGCAGCATGGTCAAAAAGCGCCGTGATATGGTGCGGCATTACGGCTTGGATAATCAGGTCCGGTATCTCCTCTGCGGTGCCAATGACGGGATATTCCGCCCTCTCTCGCGGGATGGTGAGACGCAGGACGGCCTGAATATCCATTTTGGCTGTCTGGACGAGCTGCACGCGCATAAAACCCGAGAGGTCTATGAGGTTGTCGAAACGGGCGCTGGCAAACGTGACCAGTCGCTGATCTGGGCTATCACCACAGCGGGCTTCAACCGCTCCGGGATCTGTTACGAAATCCGCTCCTACGTTACGCAGATTTTGCGGAAGGCTCTGGCTGAGTGGGATGACAACCCCTACACGCTCAAGGGCGACGTAGCGGATGATGAGCAGCAATTCGGCATTATCTACACGCTGGATGATGACGATGACTGGACAGATGAGCGCGTCTGGCAGAAGGCAAACCCGAATTGGGGCGTCTCGGTCATGCCGGACTACGTGGCGGGCCTTGCGCATAAGGCTATGCAGATGGCCAGTGCGCAAAACGGGTTCAAGACCAAGCATCTTAACCTGTGGGTTAACGCAGATCAGGCCTGGATGGATATGCGGGCGTGGGAGCGTGGGGCAGATTATGACCTGTCGGTCGAGGATTTTTCCGGTGAGAGCGTCATCCTGTCTCTGGATCTGGCCAGCAAAGTTGACCTTGCGGTCAGGGTTAAGCTCTTCCAGGGGCAGGTTTCTGGCGAGACGCACTATTACGTTTTTGCCAGCTTTTACCTGCCGGAACGTCAGGTCAGTGAGTCAGGCAATGCTCAGTATGAGGGATGGGTTGCCGATGGTTGGATACAGGCCACAGAAGGCGATGTGATCGACTTCGGGCTGATTGAGGCTGACATCCAGTCAGATGCTGAGGCATTTGACCTGACCAGCGTGCCATATGACCCGTGGCAGGCCACTCAGCTGGCGCAGCGCATGGCGGAAAAAGATGTGCCAATGGTGGAATATCGCCAGACAGTGCAGAATTTTTCGGAAGCTATGAAGGATCTTGAGGCGCTTGTCCTGTCTGGCCGCCTGCACCATGACGGCAACCCTGTTTTGGCGTGGTGTATCTCAAACGTGGTCTGCCACACCGATGCAAAAGACAACATCTACCCCCGCAAAGAGCGGCCAGAAAACAAGATTGACGGCGCTGTGGCGCTTATCATGGCTCTTGGTAGCACGCTCAGGGAGGCCGATGACTCTCAACTCGTTTATGATGGAATGTAATCATGGGTTTTCTCAGCATGCTGGGCGGCGGTGGCGGTGCATCGTCAAAAATCCGCCAGGAGCCGCGTCTGCTTGCTGCTGCGGAAGCCTCCAGTCCTGCGGATAGCTTCCAGACTGGCGGACCATGGGCAGAGGTATCTCTCAGCGGCCCATCCCGTGCCGGTGTCACGGTTAATGAGCGCACCACCTTGTCCCTGCCCGCCGTCATGCAGGCCGTCCGCATCCTGTCTGGCGTGTTTGCCATGGTCCCGCTGCATTATTGCAGCCACGACAATGGCGGCACGCACAAATTACTGAATGACCCGCTCTATAGCCTGATGAACGGGCGGCCAAACGATGCCCAGAGCCGCTACGCTTTTCGGGAAATCCTGATGAGCGACATCCTTATGGCAGGCAATTTCTACGCCTATGTCTCGCGGGATCAGTTCATGAGGCCCGTAGCTCTGACCCGTCTGGACCCGTTTGCGGTGCAGGCCTACCAGTCGTTTGACCAGGCAACTGGCCAGACCATGTTTTACGATGCGACGTGGCTCTGTTGCACAATTCGGTCTATTGGCGTGACGAGGCCGCTATAG